ATCCGCCGGGCCTGCGCATTCGCAGACCCCGTAATCGAGCCCATGGACATGCCTGCCGAGAGATCCTTGCGCGTCGAGTCCAGCACTCCGGAGAGGCTGAATTCGCTGCGCAACCCGTTGGCGACGTTCTCCTTGACCTGAAGGAGTTCGTCGCGCCGCTTCGTCGCCGCTTCCAGCGAATCGGCCAGCGCATCGGACTGCTTCTGCAGCTTGACCAGATACCGTTCCATCGTGTTGGCCAGGTTGCTGGCCATCTTCCGGGTCGACTTCGAGTAGTCCTGGTTCTTTGCCAGGTCGAAGAGCTTGTCCACGGTGGACATGTCGCCCTTGATGTTGCCCCGGCGCAGGTCCCGTTGCAGGTCGAACCGGTCAGTGAAGAGCCGCTGGCGCTTCTCGGCGGCCGCTTTCCGCTGTTCCTCGGACTGTTTCTCGTATGCCTTAGCCGCTTTCAGATCAGCCTTCGCGGCGTCCAGCTGGTCCTTCGCGGCGAGCTTCCGGGACCGGTTCGCCTTGGTCCCGTCGATGTGGCTGTAGGCGCGTTGGGCCGACGCAACCCGCTTCTCAGCAGCAGACACGCGGCCACCCTTCGCAAAGGCCAACAGCCCGCCCTTGGCCATGCCGCGCATCCGCTCCACAGCATCATGCCCGCCAAGCTTCTTGACCTCATCCGCCGTGATCACATGCTCGCCATTGGAAAGCAGTGCGGGGATGGAGTCAGAAGTGGCAGTGCCGGCCCCGAACACCGGGCCACCGGTCGCGTATGCCCTCTTTGGGCCAGTGCGGGTCAGGATTGACGACGGTACTGAAGCCGAGCCGCTGACCTTCACCACGACGGTTGCCGTGCGCGTTGCGGCCAGCGCGTTCAGGTTCGCATTGGCCGATGCCGTTTCAGCTGCTGCAGTGATGATGGCAGTGCGCTTCTTGGACGCGACCCCGTCGATCTTCTTCCCGACAGGATCGGCCCCATTCTCCGTGACCTGAATACGCCCATCGGGCAGCGTCTTTACGACATACCCAAGTGCCTCCAGTGCCGCAACCGTTTCGGGGGAGTTGTCACTGATCGTGATCTTCTTGTCTGGTGTGGACTGGATCTGGTCATGCAAGATGCCGATCTTCGCCGCAAGATCCGGCGCGTTGGACTCGAAAGCCGTGTATACGTCGGAAGGGATCAATCCCATTTGGTCAGCAAGATTCTTGGCAGCGGACTTTGACATGCCCATGTCCGTCGCCTGCTTGATGAACGCTTGACGCCCGGTTTCAACCTGTGCGGCAACCTCCTTGGCCGATGCCCCGGTCTGCTCCATCGAAGACACCACGCCAAGAGTGGACGATGCAATCCCATCCAAGGCGGACTGGTTGGCGCGCCCCTTCTCGGTGCTGATGTCGAGGGTTTTCCCGTTCTCCTCGAGGGACTTCCGAGCACCATCCACGGCCTCTTGGTAGCCCCGCAACGCATCACGCTCAGACAACGTAATCTGACCCGTCGCAACAAGCCCGTCATACATGGCCGAGAGCGCGTCGGCAGCCTCCTTTGCGGCATCCGCGGCAGACTCAATACCACCAGCAGCCGCCTCCGCGCCGGCAGCAGCGCCCGGACCCGCGGCGCCGACACCCTCAAGCCCGCCCTTTGCCAGTTCGGCCTCCGTAGCGGCACCCGCCAGAGCGTCCGCATATCCGGGAAAGAGGGCCTTGACCTCCTCGATGGATGCGCCCTGGGCAACAGCCGAATCGGTGATGTTCTTGAACGACTCGGCCGCAATGTCCGCATTGCCGCCCTGCACCAGGTCGGCCAGCCCGTCGTCCATGCCCTTGAACTGGTCGCGCAGTTTCGACACGCCGTTGTCGATGCCCAGCACGTCGTCACCGAATGACGCCATGTGCGCGCCGATGTCACCGAATCGGGGGTTTACCTGCTTGATGGCGTCGCCAATGCCATGAATGTTCCCGGCCAGCTTGTCGCCTTCGCCAAAGTCGATGTTGGTGAAAGCGTCGTCTACCGCAGATGCGGCCTTCGATGCGTTCACCAGCTCGGTCGCGAACTGGCCCATGCCCTTACCGTCAGGCTGGGTGGCATTGTGTATTTGCGTGGCAATGTTCAATGCCGTAATCGCGGCCGCGGCCAAACCTGCGCCCTTTGCGACCTTGCCGAATGCGCCGCGGGCCTTGGACCCGGCGGGGGCGATCTTGTTGAACGCGTCCACGGTGTCGAGCACCTTGGGTAACGTCGTGATGACAGCCCCACCCAGCAGTGCGGCACCGCCCGCAACTCCGGCGAACATGAGGCCCATGTTTAGCAGCGGGGCAGGGATGTTCCCGATGGTATCCACCACGCCCTCGAGCCCCTGCGTGAGCCCACGCAGTACGTCGTTGGCACCAGAGCCGGACTTCAGGAACACCGAGTCGAGTGATCCGCCCAGCTTCTCGATGTCGCCCGCGAGGTTGTCCTGGCGGATGGCGGCAGTCTCGGCAGCGAACCCGGCATCATTGACAGCCGACTCCCACTTCTCGATACCAGTCGCGCCCTGCTCATACAGGACATTCGCGGCACGCACAGCGTCGGAGCCAAACAGGGTCGCCATCGTGGCGTTTCGCTGCTCGGCCGTCATGCCCGAGAGCTTGTCCTGCAGGATGCCCGCATACTCGGACAGGCCCACGAAGTTGCCCTGCGAGTCGTACGCCGAGACGCCAAGCTCATCCATCATCTTCGCGGCCTTCTCAGACTGCGGAGTGAGGCGCTGCAACATTGACTTGAATGACGTGCCTGCATCGGAACCAACGAGGCCCGCAGACGCGAACGCCGCCAGCCCGCCCGTCGTCTCCTCAATGGACAGACCCGTCGCGGATGCAACAAGTCCAGCCTGATTCAATGCCATACCCATGTCATGCACGGACCCCTGCGCCTTGCCAGCGCCAGCCGCCAGCAGGTCCGCGATGTGGGGGATGTCCTCGCCCGAAAGCTTGAACTGAGTCATGGCCGAAGCCGCCGTCTCCGCAGCCTCCCCAACACCAAGCTCACCAGCAGCAGCCAACGACAACGCGCCGTTCAGCCCGCCCGCCATGATGTCGGCGGTAGAGATGCCAGCCTTCGCCAACTCCTCCACGCCCTGCGCTGCCTCGGACGCCGAGAATGCAGTGTCTGCACCCGCATTGATCGCCGCCGTCCGCAGGAGCTCCATGTTTGCGGCGGACTCGTGCGTGGCAGCCTTGACCCCAGACATCGACTTGTCGAAATCGGCGAACGACTTCACCGCAATGCCGACGCCCGCACCGATAAGGCCGCCCGCAACCACCATGCCCTTGCCGACAGAATCGAGTTCCTGGCGGTTGTTCTGCGCAAACGACTTGAGGTCGCGGGCGAAATCCTTAGTTGCCTGCTGACCCGTCTTCAGGCCATTCACGAACCCCTTGACGTCGGCAGTCAGGAGCAATTTCACGGAACGGTCTGCCAAAGGGGCCCCCTAAAAGGAAAAGCCCCGCTATGATCGGGGCATGACTACGGAAGCGCTGAGCGCAAAGCAACTGGCAAATACTGGCGGCTATCTGATCCTCGCCGGGATCCTGATCTCGGTGATCTGTGCGTTCATCGGGGCCATCGCCGCGTTCAATGGCGGCAGCGGCGCATTCCTGATCGCAGGCGCCATTCCCGGGCTCCTGCTGGTCGCCATCGGATACCTCAAGCGAATCGCCGTCACGCTGGCATCATCACGCCTCTAATCCACAAGCTCCGTATGGAACAGGACGCCCTCACGGTGCGCAATGCCAGCCGACCTCTCGGCTGCAATAACCTGTGAAGTGGTCGCATGGCAGCGGGTTGGAGCCCCCGTCTTGAACTTGAACTCATTAGCGGGATCGGTGCACACCGACAGGGGACGGCCGCACTTCGGGCACAACGACGACTCGTAGACACCCAGTGCGACCATCCAGTCCTGTTGCCGCTCGTCCCACTCGACCTCAGGCTGGGACGAGACGAGCCGGCCACCCTCATGCTTGTATGTGGTGACCGGCTCCCACCCTTGAAACCGCTTGAGGCTTACCCCTAGGGTTCGGGCTGTTGTTAGCTCTCGTCGGAGGGCCGCGTCTCCCTGTATGCGGCCAACGAGAAAGGGAGATCCTGCAACCCCTTGTTCGCCCCGAGGACCGCAACCTGGAACTTCGTGTACTGCGCATCCGTCAACTGATCCGCAAATTCCGCCCAATCGGCGGGCGAGAACTTCTCGGCCTTCCCACCCTCGGTCTTCGTTACCGCGACAATGGATGCCGGATCCTCGGACGACAGGACCGCATCGAACAGGGTATCGGTATTGAATCCGTAAGTTTCGTCAGCCTCGTTGTCCTTGCGCTCCGGGTGTGCGTCAACGAACTTCTGCCAGTCCGACCGCTTCAGGCCACGGATCAGGAAATCGACCGATGCGTTCCGCGCCCTCTCCTCCAACGCCACAATGCGCTGGGCAAGTTCGCGGGTCGGATCATTCAGCCGCGGGTCAAGGATCTTCTGCTTGCGCTTCTCCTCAAGCTGCGCGGACAGCCGCTCATGCTCGGTGGTGATCGAACCGTCAAGGCAGACGGTGACAGTGCGCTCGGGGCGGGTAATGGACAATGCCATGGCGGGGCTCCTAAAAGTCTGTGGTGGCAGGGCATTTGTTGGTGACCGTGGCGTGCCGCGCCCCACCACAAGGACGGCACGCCACGGAATAGAAGGGCCTAGGCGGCGACGGCCACCGAGGACTCGGTCTTGCCGGTGATGAAGAGCTTCTGCGAGATCTTCAGGACCGAGTTGGCTTCCGGCGGCTCCTCCCGGTACTCGCCGGGAACGATGGGCGAAATCGTCACCTTGTCGCCGGTCGCCACGGCAGTGTCAAACGCCTTTCCGCGACGGACCACGATGTACTGCGCGGCGCCGGGCACCAGGGTGGCCTTCGCCTTGTTGTACTCGGCCTCCTGCGGGGAGTTCGTGTTGTCGATGTACTTGACCTCAAGGGTCCGCTGCGACCGGCCCTTGTTCTCGTAGGTCTGCGTCGAGCACAGGCGCTCATCGGAGATAACCTGCTCGTCCAGCGAGGCCGTGTAGCCGTCACTGGTCAGGTAGCAGGAAATGTCCACGATGCTCCCGGCGGCAAGCTCGGTCATCTTCGGCGCGGAGGTATCAGCAATTGCGGGGACCAGCCAGACAGCAACATTTCCGTCTGCCGGGGTCGATGGAATCTCGGCCATTGGTCAGCCTTCTTTCTTTGATTCGGCCTTGGCAGGCGCGATGTGATGCTTCGGTTTACGGGGCAGGACAACCGCCGGGTAGCGGTCGCTCTTGACGGGCTCGAACAAGCCCGCCCTGATGCGCCAATCTGACTCCGGCACATCGAACTCGTGGCGCGTGTCTTTGTCGCGCACTCGGATAAAAGCCATGAGTGAAAACCTCCGGGCATAGAAAAGGCCCGCACGGTGGCGAGCCCCGGTGATGTTTGGTTTATGTGGGTGAGATAGTGAACTGCCACTCCAAGACCGCGTAGAACACGTTCATGGAATCAGTGGACACGTCATCGTCGCGGAGGATCGGCAGGTCATTCAGGAGCGATTCAACACGGCCAACCGAGAACCCGGCGGCCGCGATCTTCGCTCCCTCCACCGCAGCCGTCACCCGCCCTGCAATGACGCGCACCGAAGCCTCAGACGTGCCAACAACAGTCGTCCGGTACTTCGCCACACTGCCCTGCGGAACACGCGTTACGCCGCGCTCAGAGACTCGGGGAACAAACCCCGTCACCAGCACATACGGGAACGTTGGCGACGCAGGAACACGGCCCTGATGGATGGTCAACGGGGGCGACAGATTCAGCAGCCCCATGAACGCGTCATGGATGCTCATAGGCTGTCACCCAGATTGTCCACCAGATCCTGCAGGTGCTTGTACGTCCGCGGCTCCTCATTGCGCAGGGGCCCGTCAAGATCGCCCGTACCACCACCGCGGGAAGTCCCGAAGTAGAAGATGTTACCGAGCGCACCACCCTTGCGGGATTTGTCCGGGCCTATGGAATATCCGACCGAACCGATCCCATATTGGGTGTCGTAGCTGATGGAACCAGCCATGCCCTTGAAGTGCCGGGAAGACCTCGCGCCGGCCACCAACTCGTTCTTGATGTTCAGCGCGCCCTTCTCAAGGACTGCGTCAACCTCGGGCAGGGCCTTCGATGCGACCTTGCCCAGGTTCGTGGCAAACGTGTTGAGCTCCGACAAATCGACTTCGATACCCATTACGCAGTCACCAACTCCACATTCCAGCGATCCGCAGTCCGATACGTGCCACGCGCCAACTCAACAAGCCGGAACACGAGCCCCACCAACTGCGGATCCCACGACTCGGTAATGGTCACCTGATCGCCCGTCCGCAACTCAGCCGACACCGGGAAATGCAACTGCAGATTCTCAACCGTGAACTGATGCCCGCCCGCATCCGGAGACGCAGCCTGAGCCACCGTCGTCTGAACCTTGCACCGGCCGGGATTCCCTGCCGCAATCTGCTCGGGTGTTGGATAGACATGGGCCAATTGCGGCTCGTCCACACCCGTCTCCGGATCCGTGACCAGCCCACCAGTTGGGCGGGCGGCGGTGCACTGGTCGCGCATGAGCCCTTCGGCGGCAACACGGGCGCGCAGCGTCAACTCCTGCGCGCTCACGAGTACGGCACCCACTGGTCAGGATGAACCCACCAGCCATCAACACCAACCGGCGCACTGTACGGGCGGATCGTGAAAGCATCCCCGGAAGACCCGGGGGCCAACAGGTTCCACTCGTCATCCGTCAAATACAGCGACCCCGCCGAAGCCGACGAGTCAATGGTCTTCGTCACCGAATAGTCGTCAATGGATTCCGTATGCTGCCGCAATCCTTCAGGATTACGCAGCACCCGAATCACCGCCGAACAAAACACCGCCCGAACAACCGCATCCGAAACAGCACCAGAAGCGACCCGCTCAGTCAGATCCGGGACACGGGTCAAAACCTGCGCCTCCAGGTCTTCCAGCCACGCCGTAATCTGCCCCGCCTCGGAGGCCGTCAGGGTGCGGCCCAGACGCAATTCGACATCATGCGTATCAGCAAACGCCATTACCGCACCCCCTGGTTACTCGGACTTGCGAGGACGACCGCGCTTAGGCTTCTCAGCCGCCGCAGGCGCTGGCTCCTGCTCTTTGAAGCCAGCACGGGAAAGCTGGTCAACGTATGCGTCTGCAACGTCAACCAGCTTCCCCGTATTGGGGTTGACCATCAGCGGCATTAGTCAGCCGTGGTCGCGCCGGTCAGCTTCACGAAGTGGGAGCCGTCGCGCACGACGAACCCAACCTCGACCTCGGCGCGGATCGCAAACATGTTGCGCTGCCAGAGGTTGATCTGCGTCCCGCCCTTGTTGATGGAGGCCTGATCGGACACCGCAACCTTGATGCCCTCAACGGAACCCCAGATGGCGGACTCTGCAAAGTCGCCAGCGAAGCCGATGGTGTCGGCGGCCGGGTCGGTCGGGTTGTTGTAGACCGAACGGGACTGCAGGACGGGTCGGCCGAAGACCGATCCGATCTGCCCGGTCGAGTTCTGCAGGTCGCGCAGCAGAACGAAGTTGCCAGCCGCATCCTTCGCGGTCATGACAGTGCCCTCAGCCTGCGGGGACAGCAGCCAGTGCGACAGGTTGCCGCCAGCGATGGAAACGGTGGACAGGGCGTTCACCAGATCGCCAACCGTGTCCGTGGCATCCACCGCAACGGCGGTGGATCCGGTCAGGACGTCGAAATTCGAGCCCGGGGCCGAACCGTGAAGGATGGTCGAGTCGAACTTGCGACCCAGGGCGGAGGGGAGTCGGCGAGCCAGTTCCGCATACAGTCCCGGAAGGTCGCGGCGGAACTCGTCAGAGAACAGCTCGATCACTGCCAGCTTGTACGGGGTGATGGACTTGTTGCCCACCGTGGCCTGCGAAACGGGCTTTTCCTCCGTCTCGTTGACCCAGCCGGCCTCGGCGTCCCCGGTGATGATCGGGATCGTCACGCCCGAACCGGGAAGGTTGATGCGGCGCGCAGCCTGCATGATGACGGAATCCTGGACGGCGTTGCTCCAGATCTCCTGCGAGATCTCCTTGGGCAGAAGCGCCGACACGTTGGTGGACGTGCGGTTCAGGTCAATGCCTGCCATTGTGTACTCCTAAAGGTGTAGGTTTTCATTGAAGAAGGCCGCGAACTGGTCACCAGTCGTGCCCTTCTTGTCGCCGCCCTTCGCGCCTTGCGAAAGGTCAGGCTTGGGGGTTGTCGGAGTGTTGAGCTTGGAAAGCAGGAGATCGGCCTTGGCGGACACTTCCTCCTCGGTGCTACCCGTAAGGAAGTCGATTAGCTCCGCCGGGACGCCCTTTGCGAGCGCCACGGAATTACGCATGTTCTCCTGCCGGAGTGCGGCAAGTTCGGCGGCGGATTCCTCCGCGGCCTTGTTTGCGCGCTCGATCTCCGAGAGATTGGCATCCTCGAAAGCCTTGAGCTTCGCGGCCAGCTCCGACGCGGACTTCTCGGCCGCCTTGCGTGCTTCGCGCTCCGCCTGGATGGCCTTCTTGCCTGCGTCCCCGAGTTCCGGGGTGCTGGGCTGATCTTCGGTAGCGGCGTCTTCCGTTGCCGCTTCCGTGGTTTCCTGTGCTGCTTCCGACATGTTGGTTCCTCCATCGCGGATGAAAAAACCCCCGAAGCCTCGCGCTGTGGGGGAGAATGTGGGTCGGCTTAGTAGCCGAGGATGTGTTTCCGGTATTCGCGCTCAACACGAGCGGCGACTTCCGGTGTGACCTTCGCGTTTTTCGCGTTGGTGAATGGGTTCCGACCGGCACGCACGGCATCCCAGTTGGCTTGCGCATCGAACACGCGGCGCTCAGCGGCCGTCATGGTGGCCCGGGAGCCGGTGCGAACACCAGTCCTGCGCGCCTCTAGGACAGCCTCGCGGGCACCGACTCGTGTTCCGCCCCGGCCTAGTGCGCCGAAGCCCTCCCGCTGGCCCCTGATGACGCCTAGCGGGTCTTGCCCGCCCGGCAGGATGTACCCGTTGGACTCGAGCAACTTCAGCGTCTCCGCCCGGGACTTGCCCTGCGCATAGATGCCCTCCGGCGTCAGGCGTGCACCGCTGGTGTTGCCGAAGTTGCCGCGCCGCGATGTCCCCTCCGTAGTGACCAGACCGCCCGGCTTCATGCCACGACGTGAGTTCACAACCTGGAACAGGTCGCCGCCATCACGGATGGCCTGCGCACCAGCCTTCGTGTAAAGCCGGTCCTGCTCCGCGCCAGATAGCCCGTTGAAGTATTCGTAAGGGTCATGGATCAGACCCTCCGACTTCGCCGCATCAGCACCCTTTGCCGGAACGTGGATGCAATCGCACTTCGGGTGACGCTGAAACCCGGCATTCCAGCGGTAGAACTTCCCCGCCAGCACCGAACAACGCGAGCACGACGGCGGGTTCAGCATCCGCACGTAGCCGACGCCGGCACGCGCCGCAATGTCCACGCCGGCAGCAGCACGCCCAGCATCAGCGACCGTAGTCGCCGTCGCCATCTCCAGGAACTTCCCGCCAGCAACCTTCGCCGCGCCAGGATCCATGCCCCCGCCAATGAGACGCTTCGTATGCGGTACGGCCGCATACAACAATCCGTCCAGCGGGCGCCCATCAGATGCGAACCCGCCAAACGCGCCGGGATCGACAAAAGCATCCGGAGCCTCATAGAACCCCTGCGCCGCAATCGACGCCGCACCATAGGAGGCGCCCTCGGACGCATTCTCTACCTGCAGCGAAGTGACCGCAGCAACCAACCCCGAATTGCGGAGAATGATCTGCCACGACCGGGACAGCGAGCCAACCTGAACTTGAGACCACGCCCGACGCGCCTGCAACTGCGCCTTCGCCTGCAACCGCTGGGAAGCCTTGTATTGAGAAACGGCGGCATCGGGGATCATCAGACCTCCTCGGCCACATCCTTCTCAAGCACGGTCAAAGCCATCTGTGATTCACGCTCAAGACGTTCCCATTCACGAGCCTTCCGGGCATCAGACCAGCCCATCTCATCCCAGACCGTCTCGCGGGACACGGCCCCCTGACCGTTCGCGTACAACTTCGACATGGCATCCGCCATCTGCGCCCGCGTCGGGGTGCCCGCGTCATACCATTCGGTCTTGATCTGCGAGCCCTCGACCCATTCGCCGGTACGGAACCGCTGGTACAGGCCCATGACCCATCCCCAGCCGTCGCCAAAGTTCTTCTGCTTCTTCTCGACGTTCAGCACCAGCCGGGATTCATCGGCACGGATGGCACCCTCAGCGGCCGGGTTTACCGAAGTCTGGCCCAGGTAACGGGATGGAAGCCCGGTAACCGAAGACACGAGCTGCGCGTAGTGGTTCACCGTCTCGTGGAAGTTCTTCAGGTCCGACGCCGCGAACTGGCCCACCTTCGCATCCTTGTTGGCGTTCGCCCAGATCGCATTGAAGTACGCCTCCCAAGCGGGGATCGGCTTGCCGTCCTTGTCCACAAAATCACCCTTGGACATGCCCAGAACGTACTTCTGCGGGACCGAATGGGTTTCGCCTGCCAACTGCAGGTTCGTCAATGAGCGTGCGGCCGCATCCACGAACGGGATCACGTCCTGCATCTCGGAAACGCCGGTCCAGCGGCCAACACGCCGCCGATTCAGGAACATCACAATGGGCACACGCCCCAAATTGTGGTCGTCCCTGTCCGTCACCTGCCAGCCGCCCGGGCCACGCTCTAGCCAGAGCGTCTGATTGGGCAAATACAGGGTCGAATACTTCGCATCCGCCCCGTTGTCGTCCTCGCCATAAAAGCGGGCCGCAGAATCAATCCTGCGGTGCCTGTTGTTCACATCCACAGACAACTCGCGGGCCGACTCGACCTGAATCAGCGGGTGATCCGGGTCTTCCTCATTCGAACCAACGGACACGAACCCGCGCCCGAGGATCAACGACTCCTGGTGATGCACCAGCGACTCGGAATCCAGGTTGTTCGCGTCCCAGCCCTCACGCAACTCCGCCGAAGCCTGATCCTCGCCCGGCATGTAGAACGACCGCATCGAAAGCCGGTCGGCCACGGAATCAACCGTCGTCCGGCACCAGTTCGCAGACGTCTCAAAACGCCGCAACTCAGGAGGAACAGCCAAGCCCATATGCTCGAGCCGGTGCGCACCCTCGTAATAGCGGTCATTCAACGTATCCGCGCCCGACAAAAACGTCAGCCGGGACTCATGCGCCGAAACAAGATCCTGCATTTCGCGGGTCAACGCCACGGGGCACTCCCTCCCGGCACTAGAAGCACCACATACGGTTGTCGGTTTCCTCGCCCCAACCATCTAGGCGGGCGTCGGACGCTGCCGTGTGCGCAAGAATGCGCGCCATGGCAACGTCGATCTTCTGGTGGTTGGCGGGCTTGCCGAGAACGTACTTCTGTCCAGGCTTTGCGATCTTCCGGGCATTGGCAAAGGCAATGGCAGCGAGCGGGCAACCGTCCTGTTTTAGCCGGCCCGTTGCGAGGTCGATCTCGAACCGCTTGATCTCATCAAACATCTTCGACACACGGTTGGTCGCCCACTCGAGAACCTTGTTCTCGCCGTGCTGCAACGACCACTCGCCAATCTCGGAGTACCAGTCCTGCGGGTCACAGTAGAAACGATTCACCTTGTAAGTCGAGAACAGTTCATCGACGGCAGCATGGACCTCGCCCCGGGGGATGGAACCCTCCCACTCGGCAGGATTCCAGACAGCAGGGCGGCGATCAGGCCCATATCTCGGAGTGAATGTCACCCCGTCAATGGTTTCGCCCTGAATCGCCGTCCAGTCGTCGTTCTCGCTCCCATCGAACCCAAGGCATATCTGCGTACCGTCAGGCGGGCTCGGCAACCATGCTCTCTGCGTAAGCTGCATCCCACAAACCATCCTTCAGCCACGCACCAGACCC